ATCAGGGACGGCTTATTAGGAAGTCCGTATGTTTCTCATATACATATAAAATAAATTAGAAGACCAAAAAAGGCGCCATAGGCGCCTTAATTGGTTGTGTATATTACAACTTATTTCTTCATAAAGAATGATGCAATAAGAACTAATACTATTAGTCCAACAAATCCTCCATTACCTAATCCAGTAATTAGAGCTGTAAGATTTGCAATCACGTCCATTCCAAATACGGTTCCGCCTGTTAAAACGTACCAAAGGATTGTTACAGGAATAAAAGCCATAAATAATGTCCCTAATCCTCCTAAAAATCCATTTAATAATGAAAATACTTTTTCCATGATAATTTGTTTTTAAGATTAATAATTAAAATTTAAGACCTACTCCTAATTGTAAATTAGTTGTTTTAGCCGTTGCGTCATAAACCACTTTTGGATCTACAAATACGCCTTTGTGTATCGTAAACATTTTACCGACACCATAACTAATGTTATCAGTGTTTAAACCAGTAGTTGCTACATATGCAAAGTATCCTCTCCAAAAGTATCTTGCATGTAAATCAAGAGCAACATCAGCAGTAGAATCAGTTTGTGAGATAGATGTACCTATCATTAGGTTATCCATTACACCATACCCTACTGTTGGGCTTACGGACCACTCAGTCCATGCTTTGTTTGCGATGTCTCCAGTACCAATGTACCAAGCACCTTTTTCCTGTGCGTTTACTCCAGCAACTATTCCTAGTCCTAAAGCTAAACTTAAAATCAATTTTCTCATAATTTTTGTTTTAGTTAATATTCTAGTTAATTGAAAATAAGGGAAAACAGGAATTGTTCCCCTTATGCTTTATATGTATATTTTTAGTCTCTCATGAGGCTTTATATATTATTGTAACCTTTATTGTTAATAATACATATGAAGGGACTTTTGCCCACCCACGCCTTTTTAGGGAGATTTTATGGTTGTGAACATTTAATTGTTCACTAATTTAACATTTACATACACCCGTGTTATCGCAAATAATATCTCTGATTATATTATTTACATTAGTGTATTTATACGAAGGTACTTGGATTTTACCTTCTTGTAATTCTTGAAGTGCTCTTCCTGCTGGTTTCATAAAAGCACCATGTGTTGAGGGAGTTGATACAAAATCAAAACATAATAATTCAAAATCATCCTGTACTTCTACAGTGCCATTACCATTTTCTTGTACAGAACCCATTCCACGAGAACTAATACCAACAGTAATTCCATTTCTGAATAATTCCTTAAGTATATTACCTGCTGGAGTAGATAGTATTTCAACTTCTCCATATACGTCGTCACCGACCATTTTAACTTTTGTAACATTATGTGATACATTTTGTAAATTTATTACTGAAGATTCCGGATGATCTAATTCTCCTAATGCTCTTCTTTCTTTAATAGGACCTTCAGCATATTTATTAATTTCTCTTTCCAATATTTCTCTAGGATAAATCCTTCCATTTTGGTTTTTAGCTTCCGCTCTTTGTATAACACCCTTTACAACTAAAGATTTATTTTCTTTAATGGATGCTTCTACTAATCTTTTATCTACTTTAAATGTTCTATATTCTGTTAGTAACATAATTAATCTTTTTTACGTTTTTTTTTAAAAGCATAAGGTGTCATATATCCTTCTCCAGAACCTGCCTGAAATGAAGCCCCAGTACCTGTTACGCTCATTTCGTCCATTTCTTTTTTAGCAGAAAAGTGTTTTTCCATTATTTTTTCTACTTTATTATAATCCGTTTCATTAGCTTCTTTTAATTTATCCAAAAATTTACTTACTGTTTGTTTTAAAAAGCCAGGCTTATAATCACCTGAATGATGTTCTTCCAAACGTTGTTTGGCTTGCCAATCATGGATTGAAAATGGTTTATTCATTTCTATAGTTTTTTCTAGCGTGAGTTCTAAGTTTATTATATAAATCTTTTAATTCTTCCGATATGTTAAATAACACCATATCATTGGGATTAGCTTTAACTAATTCTTCAAAATCCTGAATTTCCGCCTCTAAATCACTAACTGCATTAGAAACGGAAGGTTTACGAACTACTTTAGAAGCTATTTTTCCTGTTTCTGGATCTGGATCTCCAATACTGACTAGTTTAAAATCTCTTTCCCTATCTTTAGCCTTATTTCCTCTAGCAGGATCCCTATCTTTTTTTACCTCATCAAAAATAGATTCCTTTAAATTATATATGTCTATAAGTTTAACCATGAATTGTTTTTAACTCATTTACTAATTCATAATAGTTAAGTAAGTTAATAACATTATCATCATTTACAGATGATTTTTTACATAATGGTTTAATCATATTTTTAGTTTCAGTTAGCTTTACAGCTACTGCTTTGTCTTCCACCTTTTTAGAATAAGTATTAATTATTTTTTTTACTTCTTTAATTTCCTGGTTAATAAAAGATTTAAGGGCAGGACTATTAGTAACACTATTTACATACTCCTTTAAAAGTACTTTTTGATTATTTTGTAAACCACTATATTTGTTATTAAATTTTTCAAGTAAAACTTTATAAGTAATTAATCTCGTATCTTTATCTTGTTTACTATAATTTTCTATTATAGAATTTTTTTTAGTAGTTTCGGGTTTTATAGTAATATATTCTAAAAGTGTGGTTTTAGAATTAACTATGGATATGGGAGATGCCTCCTTATTTTCAAGTAAATTAAAAATGGAGGCCATTATTTTATAATTACTAATTTTAGCCTTAAAGAAATTATTTATATCATATGTTTCCTTAATTTCTTTTATTAAATTATATTTTTCTCTTCTTAACTGACTTTTATTTAATTTTCCATGTGCCTCAATTAAAGTATCAATTAGCATTGTAGCTTTATTATTTTCTTTATATTTTTGTGATATAAAAGTATGATATATTTTATATTCTTTTAATAATGTTGATTCACCACTAAAATATTTTTTAATAATGGATAAGGCCCTTGGTGTATTACCAGCAATAGTATCAGCTGTTAGTTGCCTTGTAAGGAGTTCAAATAAAATTCCAGTATTCTTGTACTTAGAATGTTTTACTTTCATTGTTTGTGTATAAATTGCAATTTATCTGTATATAAATATAGACTTTTTTCTAAGACTTAATATTTTTTTCAGATAATAAACCCTTTTCTTCTTTTTCGTTTAATATTTCTTTATTATTAAAACGTTTTTGGAGAGATTTTTTAAGATTTTGTGCTTCAAAAGTAGAAACTTTATTACCATCTGATGGTTTTTCAGGTCTAGATGTTGATAATCCTCCTTTACCTAATGGATCTCTACTAAAATTACTTTTATCAGAACCATATTTTGTAGGATCAACTACTGGTCTACCAGGTTCTTTTTCATCATATCCTGTAGGTACCTGAGCTGGTCCTACTGCTTTATCTCTTTTATTACCATATAGTGAAGCTAAATCATGAGGAGTACCATAAGACATACCAGATTCAGTAGGGTCATTTCCTTCATTTTCTATTTGGGATAACCTAAATTTATGTAAAGCATCCTCAACTTGGTTTTCTTGTTCATTTTCATATTCATCAGGAGATAAACCAAATACATTTTCCATTACCCAATCTTTAGAAAATAATCCTTTATCCATCATATCTCCAGCTACTGTAGTTTTAGCTGTAAATAATTCTACTTTTTCTTGTTCATAAATTACAGATGGTGTAGTTAATTCTAAAGAAAAATCTACTAATTGTTCATCTGTAAATCCCTGTGAATATAAATGTACTAGTGCTATTTTAGTTAATTCAGACTCTACAATTCTTTGAACACGTTCTACAGTTCTAGCAAATCTAACATCCATACCTGCTAATGTTGATTTACCTTCTACTCCTTCATCATAACCCAAATAAGGTTTAGGTATTTTTAAAGCTGCCATCATTTTAGATTTTAGATATTCTATATCTTGAGTACCATCATAATCTAAACCTTTAGTAGTTTCAATTCTAGTTGCATTATCGTTACCTCTAACTGGAATATAAAAATCCTCAGTTATATTTTGCATATTATATTTTAAATTATAATCACCTGTATTTTGGTCTATGTAAGGTGTTTTTTTCATTTTATTAACAGTTTCATTCATAAACTGTTCTACTTGTTCTGGTGGTATAGCTCCTACATTTATATAAAATGTTCTTTTTTCTGGTGCTCTCATTATTCTATGAATTAACATAGCATCTTCCATTAGCATAAGTTGTTTAAATACTTTACGAGCTGGTTCTAAATAGGCTCTACCATAAGGAAGATAATTAGAGTCTGTAAGTAATCTAAAATGGGCTACTTCATAATTTTCTAGTTGAAATTGATCCCTTCTAATAGTATTAGTAGCACCACTAGCTAATCCATTTGGGTCTAGTGAAAATCTAGTGTAAGAAGGATTTTCTGGATCAGTACCTTCTTCTCTTACAACTTCATAAACTGATAAAGGTAATACATTGTATACTCCGAATTTTTCAGATACCTCTAGTTTAAGATAAAAATCACCATATTTACACATATTTCTAATCCATGTAGATAAATTAAATTCTACATTTAAAACATCATAAAATAAATTATGAAGCACTTTTCTTATATTTTCATCAGACGAATTAATATTAAGTACTTGTCCATATTCATTTCTAGAAGTAGTTTCATCAGAAATTATATCTAATGCCGCTGCAATTATAGGGTCATGATCCATAGCTTCATAATCACTATAAAGCTGTAGACGCATAGATTGATAATTAAGTGTAGGATTATATTGTAATGAGGATCCCCTAGGTTTATGTAAACGTGTAAACCTATCATATAAAGAATTAGTTGCTAGATTTCCATATTTTTGAATTCTAGCAGTATCCATTACTTTAAGTCTTTTTCCTCCTATGTTTCTTATGATTACATCACTTGAAAATAATCGTTGTAATCTTGAAAATAAACTAGTATCTGCCATTTATATTGTTTTTTAATACATATAATTAAATAAGCCAAGTCAAATCTTGTTGCCCCAAATCACCCATATCTTGTGACCACCCCGCATTTTTCTTAGATACACCACCCGTGTATACACCTGGAGTGTTTTTTCCTAAATTTTTTAACGTAGCTCTTGTTAAATCTATTCCTTGTTGAGCAAACTTTAATGCTGTATCTCTTACATAACAACCTGTTGCTAAAGACATAACTAAATCATCATTATATCCTGTTTGGGCTTCCGCTCTTCCATTTTTCCATATAAAAGTACGCATTTCTTCCATGGTTCTCTTACCTTGTATAGTAATTGATTTTTCTTTCATATAAGCATCTAACTTACCTATAGTTAAGGGTCTAGTTTTCATTGACATAGTAAAACCAGGTACCATTTTTGATGTATCCATTACATCATATCCTTTAGCTAAAAATGCCTCTGCACTTGTACCAGCGTCTCCTTTAGGAGAATAATATAAATTATTATATCCTTTATCAATTACTACTTGAATAGTATTCCATCCTATATTAGCATTTTCTATAACTAATAAAGCATTATTATATTCTGTAGCGATAGCCACTAACATATGACCATATTCTTTAGTGCCTATTTGGCCCTTAAATTCACCTATTTGTTTAGCTTCTTCTATATCTATTATGTGAAAAGCAGAATAATCTTTAGAATCTCCTCTAGCTACATCAGCTACAACCATATATTTTCTTGTATAATCCGGGTATTCCCAGATATGTAAATTACCTTCTATACCTCTTTTTTCTAATGGTTCACATAAAAAAGTTTTTTCAAAATAAGATAGAAGTTCAGGATTAAATACAGTATTACCTGATGTAGTAAAATCACAATCACATTCTTGTGATGCCATTCTTACTCCTAATTCTGCATCTTGTTTATCTCTCCATAGTTGATTTCTTTCAGGATGTACTGTCCAAGGTAATTTTATAGGTAAAAACCCATTTTGATTTTCTTGTGCTTTAACCCACATCCTATGAAAAAAATTCCCAGTACCATTAGGTGTAGATAGTACAATAGCTCTACCCCCCGTTGAAAGTGTTTGTTGTGAAGATGCCCAAATATCCTCTATTCTATTCTCCTCAATAAAAGCAGCTTCATCAATAATTAGTAAAGAAATTGCTTCTGATCTACCAGCATCACTTGCTGCTGATACTGCTTTAATTTGAGACCCATTTTTTAATCTTAATGCTAATTTATTTTTTTCAACAAAACCAATTTGTAACCAAGAAGGTAAATTATCATACATAAATTTAACCTTTGTTACTAGATTTTTAGCTGTATCTTGTTTAGTTGCTACAACTAATATTGATTTATCTTTTTGAAAAACCATCATCCATAAAGAAATACCTGCGGATAGAGTTGAAATACCTAATTG